TGCAAGTAGTAATGCATCAGGAGCATCCAAGAGAATGCAAACTTCTACTTCAAATTTAGGTAGGGAGATGAAAGGACTAGCCTCTCGTATTGGAGGCACTACTATTGCTTTAGTTGCTTTGTTTAATGTTCTTAAAGGTGCTTTTGGTACACTTAAAGAGTTTGAGTTTGAGATGGCTAAAGTAAAAGCTATCACAGGTGCTACAGACAAAGAGTTTAAGAAGTTAGAATCATCAGCACAAAGATTAGGTAGAACAACATTCTTTACTGCAAAACAAGTTGCCGAAATGCAGGTTTCTCTTTCTCGTTTAGGTTTTACTACTACAGAAGTATTAAATGCCCAGGAAGCTATTCTAAATCTATCTACAGCGATTGGTGAAGACCTTGGTAGGACTGCTACAGTTGTTGCATCAGCAATACGAGGTTTTGGTGAAGATACTGTAGAAACAACAAGATTTACTGATGTAATGGCAAAAGCATTCTCTAGCTCTGCACTAGACCTTGAGAAGTTCCAAACATCAATGACAAAGGTATCTGCCATTGCTGCGATGTCAGGTTTCTCTTTTGAGGAAACAACAGCTATGTTAGGTTTGCTTACTGACCGTGGTATTGAAGCATCTATTGCAGGTACATCATTGAGAAACATCTTACTTAAGCTACAAGACCCAACTTCTGATTTATCAGCAAGGTTAGGTGGAACTGTTCATAGTGGAGAAGAGTTTATTAGAGCTATGAAAGAGTTACAAGCACAAGGAATAAATGTTGCTGAAGTTATGGGCATAGTTGACTTGAGACAAGTTCAGGCTATGAACTCCTTTATTGCAAGTTCAGATTCTTTAGATGACCTAAACGAAAAACTAAAGGATGTAAATGGAACTGCTCTAGCTATGAAAGAAATTATGGGTGAGACTTTAGAAGGCGCATTCATAGAGTTGAAATCTGCATACGATGGATTCATTGTTTCTTTAGAAACAGGAAACAGTACAATATCAAAAGCAGGTCAAGGTCTTGCAGGTTTCTTTACAGGTGTATTAAATCATTACGCTAACATATTTAGTACAACGGATCAAAAGGCAGAAGACCTAACAGATCAAAGTGTTAAAAGAGCAAAAGAACTATTTAATGCTTTATCTGCAGAAGAGGCTGAAAAAACAGGTGCAAAACTATCTGACTTTTTAAATGAACAGTTTAGAGCAATTTCCCTTCTAACTGTTGAGATGGAAAAATCAAAAGGTTTTTTTGAAGATTTAGTTCAAAGCTCAAGAAAGTTGAATCAACTTAAAGCAACACAATCACAACTTTTTGAAATTATTCAGGCACAAAGAGAAGCAGAAAAGAAAGCATCAGATGAGGCACAGGCTTTACTAGATGCTGAATTTATTAAGCAGACTGATTTAATAAATCTCAAAAAGGAAGAGATAGCAACTTTAGAAAAACAGCTTACAAATAGTCCAAAGCGTAGAGCAGAATTAAACAAACTTATAGAAACTGCCAAAGAAGAATTAAGAGTTCTAAAAGCTATAGGTACTGAAGCTCATAAACAAGAAGAGGCAAGAAAGCAAAGAGATGCAGCTAAAAAACTAGATAAACAATTAGAGTTAGCAATAGAACAATCATTCCAAGACAGAAGACAGGAAATCATAGAGTTCTACCAAGGTAAGGATGGTGCTGAACAAACTATGAAAGACGAAATATTCAATGAAGAGGTTATAATGCTTAATCAAATGTTAAACCTTTACAGCGACAATGCAGAAAAACGCTTACAGATTCAAGAAAAAATCAACGATATGATGCAAAAGTCTGCTGAAAAGCAAATGGAAACTGATGAAAAGGTTTCTAGACAAAAGATAGGTTTAGAAAGAATCATACAAGATGAAATACTCAATACAAACAAATTTACAAAAGAACAGCAAATAGAAGCTGCTGCACTATCAGGTAAGACTGCTAAAGAAGTTTCTATAATGTATATCGAACAAGAAGTTATGAAGATGACAGCATCACTTCTTACTTCAATATTAGGTAGTGTTCCATTCCCTGCCAACGTAATACTAGCAGCAGGTGCAGGTAGTATGGTAAAAGGATTACTAGGTAGTGTTTTAGGTGATGGTGGTAGTGGCACAGTAAGAGGTGGAGAAAGAGGCGAAGGAAGTTTCTCTCCTACAGTATCACAATTTGAAAGAGGTGGTATGTTAGATGGAGGTTTGTTTCAAGGAGCTTCACACGCTAATGGTGGTGTTAAGTTTAGAGTAGGAGGTACTATTCACGAAGCTGAAGGTGGTGAAGCAATCATCAATAAAAGAAACACAGCTATGTTCAAACCTATACTGTCAGCAATCAATTCTTACGGAGGAAATGGAAAAAAGTTTGCAGATGGTGGAATTACTACCTCACTTTCTAATAAATTTGCAACAGGTGGAATCACAAGCAACAATATACAAGAATTGATAAGTGGATCAATGGGAACTCAAAAAGTAGTAATTGTAGAAAGCGATATTACATCAACACAAAACAGAGTTAATGCAATAGAATCACAAGCTACATTTTAATGGCTAACGATATTAATATAGTATTCAATTTCCTAGAATCTGCTGATGCAGAGATAAAAAGAAGGTTTACATCTCAAGCAACGGTTAGAGATATACTATATCATTTTGTAGAGAAGGGAATCATAGAACCTAAAAGATTACGGAACTACTTGATTATAAAGGAGTTTGACACTTTGTTAGTTCAAAACAATGGTCATTGTACTCATACCTTTATGGATTTATCAATAAAATATAATCTATCAGAAAGGCAGATACAATCTATAGTTTATAAGCAAAGACATAAAAACAAGAAGTCAAACAACATATCTTAATTATTTCCAATAGTTTCGAAACAATATAGTAAGTATTTAAGTTATTTTGCATTATGGAAAGTAATTGGTATTCAATAAGTAATAAAAATGAATCTGCTGAAATATCTATCTATGATGAGATAGGTACTTTTGGTACGAGTGCTAAAGGATTCATCAAAGAAATATCTAATATAAAAGATAAAGACATCACACTACGAATCAATTCTGTAGGTGGTAGCGTATTTGATGGGTTAGCAATATACAACACACTACGAGCACACAATGGCTACGTTACAGTAAAGATAGAAGGACTAGCTGCTTCTATTTCAACTGTTATTGCTATGGCAGGTGACAGAGTAGAAATATCTGAAAATGGATTCTTTATGATTCACAATCCTTATGGACATTCTCAAGGCGATGCTGAAGAGATGAAAAGAAGTGCTGAATTGTTAAATAAGATTAAAGATGAAATTATAGACATCTATCAGAATAAGACTACACTTACAAGTGAAGAACTATCTGTTATGATGGATAAAGAGACTTGGCTTACTAGCCAGGAGGCATTAGATTATGGATTTGTAACTAACATTACAGAACCTTTGAAGATTGCTGCAACATTTGACTTATCTAAATTTAGTAATGTAAATCAAGAGCTTGTCAATGATAAATTAAGTTTAACTAATAATAAGAAGAAGATGACCGAAGAATTAAAAACTTGGTTCAATGGTGTTAAAGATGAAATCATTAACGCTGTTAAGGGAGAAGAAGTTTCTACTCCTAGCGAAGTTTCTGTTGTTCTATCTGATAACGAAGAAATTACTAATAAACTAGAAGATCTTTCTAGCACAGTAAACTCTTTGAATGAAGAGAAAGAAGAACTAGCAGGTCTTGTTGGTGAAAAAGAAAGCGTAATTGCTGAATTGACTAACAAGGTAGCTGAAATGGAAGCAAAGCTAAACAAAACAGAAGCTACTGAAACTGTAGTAGAAGCAGAAAATGATCCTACAATCACTCCAACTGAAGAGATTGTAAATGAGTGGGATGCTTTTGCTAAATCAATTTTGAAATAATAATAATTTAAAAAATAATAAAAAATGGCTTATACAAGTGCAAGTTTACCTACTGTAAATCAGTATGATGTAAACAAAACAATCCTTGAACCTTTATTTTTAGGTCAAGACTATATGCAATTTATGGATGTAATGCCTAATGTTGCAGGAACTATCGTATTAGATAGATTTCAAGCGTTAAGTGGTATTACTAAAGAATTTGCTTCAGGTGCTTTTTCTTCTGAAACAGGTGAAAAGGGTGCTACAGTAACAATCACTCCAAAGAGAATGGAAGCAGAGATTTCTTTTGCAGGTGATTCTTTATTCAACAAAATGAAGGGTCAATTATTAAGAGGTGGACACGACTTCGATAATGTTGATGGAACTATTGTAAAAAACATTCTACTTGACTTAATCGGACAAGGTGTACAGTCTGACTTCAACCGTCAGTTATGGTTATCTGATAGTGGTGCTTCAGGAGACTTCGGTATCTACAATGGTATCTTCCAAGCTGCTTTCGAAGCTACTTCAAACAAAATCAACAGAGGAAGTATCTCTCCAGAACAAACTACTGATGCTGCTTTAGTTGCAGGTAATGGTATCAAGATTTTAAGAGCTTTATACGACAACGCTTCTCCTGAACTATTAGGTGCAGGAAACCACGTTATATTCGTATCAGGTGATATCGCTGATGATTATATGCTAACTCTAGAAGGAACAGGATTTACTACTTCAGGTTACGGAACTTTAGTTAATGGTATGCCACAACTAATGTTTAGAGGTATTCCTGTTGTTGTTCGTAGAGATTGGGATATTGCTATCGCTGCTAACGTAGCTAACATCAATGGTGCTTCAAATGCTGCTGAAACTCACAGAGCAATGTTAACAACTAAAGATGCTTTTGCTGTTGCAACTGACTTTAGCTCTAACTCTGTTGAGCAATGGTACTCTAACGATAACAAAGAGTATCGTTTCCGTGTAGCTTATTCAATCGGTTGTGCATTGAAAGATGCTAAATTGGCTGTATACTACACTCCAGACAATATGGCATAATTGAATTTGATTAATGGGGGATGAAATACTCCCCCTTAATTTTTAACTTATAATAAAATAATAAAATGGCAATAGATTCAGGTTTAACAATCACAGCAGCAGACATCGAAAAAAGAGGTGGTCTGCAATACGTTTCTATAGCATCATCAACTCGTGTAACTTCTACTACTCCTGATGATTCAGACGATCACGCATATAGTGCAATCGTATTGGCTGATGGAGATGGTACAGCAGGTGCTAATACAATGCGTGTTTTCGAACTTAAAAACGGAACAGGTTCTTTATCTGTAACTGCTAGTAAAGAGAACGGAACGATGATGTTTGAGCAAACTATATCTTTCTATGTACCTAATATTTCTTCTGCCCACTTAAAAGCATTAGAAAACTTGAAGCACGAACCATTGGTTTGTCTAGCTCAAGATTTCAATGGCAACGATTATGTGGTAGGGTTATCAGAGGCTTACAAAAACGAAGATGTTTTAGCTAGAAACCAAACATACGCTACTATGACAGGTTTAGAGGTTAGCACAGGTGCTGCTCTAGGAGACCAAACAGGTTGTACAGTAACTATCACTTGTATGTCAGGTGAGTTACCAAGACAATTTACAGGTACTTCTACAATGGCTACTAATACTAGCTTAAACGTACTTTCATAGTATTAATTAAAGATGAGTGATAGGGGATTATTCCCCTTGATCTTATTTTTTTTATATATTTGCATATGGCTTACAAGAAAAAATTAAATTCAGGAGCTACTAAATTCCACAAACACGGATTCAAAGTTTCCTGGAAAACAGCTACTCAAGAAGAGTTACAAAAAGTGTACGATTTAGGCTACACTCAATTCGTTACAAAAGATGCAGAACCGAAGAAAAAAACAAACTCAAAAAAATCAAGTAAAAACGTACAAGACAAAGGACAACAGTCTAGTTAAGTATGCTTTTGTAAATCTTGGCACTCCTACGGTAGATAGTGAGGTTAAGGACTTGGAAAGATTAAGGGGTGATTATATACCATTTGGTAAGGATAATCTTTTCCCACAATACCTTTCTGAACTTAAAAGACAATCTTCTACACATCGTTCTGTATTAGCACAGAAAACAACATTTACTACAGGTAGTGGTTTTATAACGCAAAACGAAGATTTAAAAGGTTTCATTGATGATGTCAACGCTAGTGGAGAATCTTTAAAAGATGTATTCAAGAAGTTAGCAGATGATTACTATACTTATGGTAATGCTTTTTTAGAAGGTGTTATCTACGATGGTGGTGTAAACTTATATCATAAGGATGCTTCAACTGCCAGGGTAAGTAAAAACAAGAAAAGTGTTTGCTTTCATCCTGATTGGAAAAACTATGATAGATTTCCTGAAAAGAAACAAGTAATACCTGTATATCCTAATATTGCTTCTAGCAGATTTATTATACACTACAAAGATTATGAAAGTACATTTAACTTTTATGGTCTTCCTGATTATGTAGCTGCACTAGAACACATAGCAATAGACTTTGAAATAGGAAAATACAATCACACATCATTTAAGAATGGATTTAGTCCTTCAGCGATTGTTACTGTTAACGGTGACTTTGGTGAAGCAGAAGCAGAGAAGTTTGTTGAAACTGCAAAAGATACTCTTACAGGTAGTGGAAACAACTCAAAGATATTATTCCTTGTTAAGAACGGTGATGATTCTCGTTCAACTGATGTTCAGATAATTAACCAAAAGGAAGATGGTGACTTTTTAGATTTACAGAAGTTAACGGACCAAAACATTATAACTGCTCATAGATGGCAACCTGCCTTGAGTGGTATCGTATCTTCAGGTAAGATGAATAATACAGGTAGTGAAATAAGAATAGCATATGAACTTGCTATGTCTACAGTTATTAAAGACACTACAAACATCTTATTAGACCCTATAAAGAAAGTAATTACCAGAGAGGTAGGTTTAGATGCTGAAGATTTAAAAGTTGCTTACGAGCCACCTATTTCATTCTTATCGGACATTGATCCAAAACAAGTTCTTACTATAAATGAGCAAAGAGCAATATTAAGTTCTGATTTAGAACCTAGAGAAGATGGTGATATGTTCTTGACTGACAGAGAATTAATAACAGTAACAAAAGAAGAAATAAACAATGGCTAATGTAAGACAATACAATACTTTGGTGACAGCATCTGAAGTGATAAGTAATTCATTTACTAATCAAGCTACAGATGTTTCCTTGATTACAGATAATATCATTACAATAGCTGAACTTGCTCATATCAAGCCAATGTTAGGTTTAGATATGTATGAAGAGTTGAAAACACAAAACCACAACTCTACATTAACATCAGCTAACACAACATTGATAAATGACTTTTTGAAAAGTACATTATGTTGGTTTGTAAGATTTGAGGTTATGAATGAAATATCATTCAACACAACTTCAAGTGGTGTGATGGCTAATATAGATGAGTTTTCTGTATTAGCTACTCCTGAACAGTTTAATATGCAGAAGCAGGACACATTAAGAAAAGCACAGATTCTTATGGAGGATATGTTAGCTTATATACAGCACGAGGACCAAACAAATGACTATCCATTATTTGGTAAAGATGGTGATAGCTCAATGCCTCGTAGTGACAATGCAACTAAAATGGGAGGAATAATATTTTACTAATGGCAACAAATTTTCCAAAGAAAGGTGATGACAAAAAGATTTCTTTGCGTAACAGCGAGGAAAAGCAGTTTAGCTATGAGTTTGCTAAAAACCTAAAAGAGCAACAACCAAAGATATGGAAGACAGGAGGCAACATTAGAGGTAATGAGGCTTTCACTCTTTGGGGTAGAGCAAGAAAAGGTGAAGACACTCCTGCTATACAAAGGTGGATAAAGGAAAGAGAATCCTGGGCAAAGAGACATTTTAGAGATGGACAAAAGTTCAAGGGTGATGTAGAACCAAATCTTTCCAATGTAGCAGGTGTTGTCGCACAAATCAAATGGGGTGTTATAGGTAATTTAGGTATGCAGGGTATGAAAGACGTTATACTAGAGCTTACTAAAAAATTAGAAGGTAAAAAGGATGCAAAGAATCAAATTACCGAAACATCTAAAAAAGGATTAGAGAATAAGGTTGAGTCACACAATGAAGAGGTTAAAGACTTGAAAGTAGATTGGAATCCAAGAGTTACTTACAAGAAGTTAGCAGCAGTATTTGAAAGAGGTTTAGGAGCTTATAAGACTAACCCTGATAGTGTTAGACCAAATGTAAAAAGCGCAGAGCAGTGGGCATTTGCTCGTGTAAATTCTTTTCTTTTTGTTATGAAAAAGGGTCGTTTTCAAGGTGGTACTCACGACACAGATTTACTACCAAAAGGACATCCTGTAAAGGAAAAGATGAAAGATACGGAGAACGCAAGAAAAAACCCAAGCTGTCATGATGGATGGGAACATCAAAT